TGCGGTCTTTAATGCTTCCAGCTTCTCCTTGGTAGCCTGTACTTCCTGTGTAAGTAGTCTCTGCTTCTGTGATAAAAGTTCCGTATTGGAAGGGTCCAGTTTCAGCAGTTTCTCCACATCCTTAAGCTGTGTCTGCGTATTTCTGATTTCCCCATTCACACCCTTAAGGGCATTCGTCAGTTTCGTTGTATCTCCACCGATTTCCACGGTAATACCCTGTATTCTGCTTGCCATCTGAATCCCACCTCCTAATTTTTTGCATGAAAAAAGCACCTGCCAACTTAATGACAGATGCCTTCGCTCATGTTATGTATTTATTTATCTAATTCTGCTATCATTTCACGCAACTTTTTTAAGTCCCGCTCCCGGATTTCCTTCTGCTCTTCCGGAGTATATCTGTGATAAAAAGACGGTGGATACATCTCCCAACACGAGTATTCAAACATTCTCCACCTTGCGTCCATTTCATGCATTCGTATTTCAAACCATAGTTTTTTCCACAATGCCTTAATCTTTTTCATTCCCTTTTACACCATTTCTTAAAAACGAATAAACAATACAATTACTGCTACCACAAAAATAAACGCTGCCACACCCAAGGAAAAAATCGCAACTCCTCTGTTCTTTTTCCATTGCAAAATCGCTTGTGCAATCATTGCTATCCCCATAAATATTTCGCATACCACGATTGCAGCATCCCAAACTTGGAATATCTGCAAAAAGGCAAATATTATAACGATTAAAGAACTGATTATCTGTACAATAAAAGCACATTTCTCATATATGCTACTATTTGAAAATGCTTCCGATATTTTCTTCATAAATTTCATCTCCAACACTTATTTTTTCTTTGTCTCAATCATTACCGAAGATACGATTGCATACACTATCGCAATTACGGCAACTGCTATTACCAAATAGATTATCCAACCTGTTTTTAATATCATTTCAATTGCATTAAGCAGAAAAACAATTCCAATTAACGCAAGGCAAATTCCTGATTGTTTATAGTGAGGTTTCTTATCCATCGTTTCTCTTTCCTGCTTTGAAGCATAAATATATGCGTTATTAAACAGGAAACCTTTTTCCTTAAATTGAAATCCACTACCAATAAAACAAGCTAGTGCCACTATACCCAAAATGACCGCTCCAATTATATTTCCCATGGCATTTACCTCCGGATGCTATTTTCGTGACTGAAATACATCAGCCTTCAAATAATAATTATATCATATGAAGGCTGATTTCTCAATCACATTCGGACTAAAAGCGATCCATATCCTCTTGTGTTGCCAAAGTAGCATATTTGCAGTCATCATTTCTGCTTTCCGCATACATATCATTGATAAGACCGATGGACAATAAATCCAAATCAGCCATCGTCAAACCAAGCTGTGTGCATCTTAACAGGAACAGGGGTGTTGTCATTTCACGCTCTGTTGGACGAAGTTTTTTTTAGCCTCAATGTCCGTCTTCACGTTCAGTCCCCATAACTCAATCAGCTGTGGCAACACCTGATAAATGGAAAAGGTATTAAATCCGTCAAGCCACTCTTCCGGTGTATTCGGAATGGAAGGGTCTGCGTGCTTTGCCATAACAAAGGCAATGTTCTCAAACATCTCCAAGCTGAACAAATCAAGATTGGAATTATTCTCATCCTCATCTCCGATACTCTTTTCCAATACCCTTAAGTCCTTATAGATATCCCTTTGGAATTTTAATCTGTAGATACGGGGAATGGCAGCACTCGCCTTGAATGCTACCTGCTTCCCGTCAATCTCTATATTTCTGACAATGCTCATCCTTTCCTACCTCCCATTATTCTGTCGGTTCGTCAGTTCCTTCGCCTTCTCCATTCTCAGTCTCATCGGCTGACTGTGCAGTAGGCTGATATACTGACTTGTACCAATTGTTATAAACGGTATCCGTTGTCTTATCTCCGGTCTTTGCCTTAACATAACCATCGGCCATAGGTCTTGCCTTAATGGTAAGTGTCTCAGTCTGCACTTCCTTATCCTCTTCATTCGTCTTACTTTCGATGGTAGGACGGGAAGCAGAACAGTTATACATAACGTGACGGATTTTTCTGATGTCACCGTCAAACTCAAAAAGGAGTGCAAAACTTCCTGTTTCGCTGTTGGCATTCTCCACAAGCACGTTGTTGGCATCTGCTGTTTCCTTTAAGATATCTGTACGGAATGATTCAGGAATCATCGCAAGCTCAAGGTCACCGTCATAACCCTGATTGTTATTGATAACATAATATTCAATACCATCTGCGTAGAAAGACTCCGGCTCTCCGGTAGGGTCTAAGCTGATGGATACCGCACCCGGCATCTGCACAGGTGTTGCAAATGTTACCGTTCCGTCCTCTGCAACCGTAATCGGTGCATAGTGGACGTTACAAATGTTGAATTTTACTTTATTTTTCTTATTTGCCATCTCTATACCTCCATTTCATAAAGCACCTCATACAGACGTTCAGACTCAATCCATACTTCGCTTTTGGCATAAAAAATACCGTGCGAATCAAGCACGGCTTCCACTTTCTCTTCCAACTCCACATCCTTCAAATCCGTGTAGAGTTCAATGTTCAAACGGTTTATTTTATAATACACTTTTCCGTCCGCAGCAAAATTGTTGGCTTTCGGATACAGAAATACTATAAAAGGCGGTTCCGGGGATTCGCCTTCCGCAAAATGGTCATAGGCTGACGGATAACCCATCTCATCCACCATTGCCATTACTTCTCCATGTGTCATCAGCTAAGTCCCCTTTCTATCTCCTCCGTAAGTTTACGGATGCCTTTTTCTTCGGCCGGTGCAATATGGGGAATGGCACTAACTCTGCCACCGCCCCTTTTCGCATGACCTTTTTCCAAAAGATGTGTCAGCTGATATCGGTCTTTGCTGTGTACGGTTACCTCTAAAGCATTAGAAGTTTCCTTCCTCTTGGTTACCTTGAAGCTCTTCTTATATTTCCCTGTGTCGGAAGGAGCAGTTGCCTGTATCTCCTTCTTGACCGTGTTCCCGGCTTTCTTGACCGCTTTCTTCACGGTATCCGTGGCAAGGTCCGCATACTCCATAAGACCTTCCATAATCTCATCAGCCAAATCATCAATATCAATACTTCCTGCCATCATCTCACCGCCTTTGCTACCCTTATCTTTAGCATCTTATTTTCATATTGGATGTTATCAACAAAGGTAATGTTATAGGTTGCTCCCTTGAATATGATACGGAAATGCTCCGAATCAATATCTGCAAGTTCGCTACAGTAACGCACCATAAAAAACATATCCGTCTGTGCATTGACCTGTGCAGCTGCCCAATACTCACTACCGGAAAGGTTGTTTGCATAGGCAGCACAGGAAAAGAAATCCACCCATGAAAGGGTGTGATTTCCATTCTTGTCTTTCCCGGCATTGCTCTTTTGGAAGAGGATACGCTCACGCATTTCACTAATCGTCAAAATATCTCCTCCCTCATCACAAAGAGAAGATTCCTAAGTGTTTCAAGCAACTCCTTATGGTCTGCATCTTCCCTATGCTCATACAAATATCCCACCGCATACAGTATTGCGGTCTGTGACAGCGACTTATAGTTGACGAGTGTCTCACGGTTCCGCCTTGAAACATTCTCACAAAGCTGAACACTTGTGGTAATCAGACTTTGGATATACTCGTCATCGTCAGAACTGTCCACCCTCAGATACTTCTTTGCCATTTCCAATGAGACCATAAAGAATCACCTCATTCCTAAGTTGTTGTCTTTGCCTTGATATCAAGTGTCTTAACAGCCTCGGAAAGAATCAGCTTACCATCCACACGCTCGGAAGCTAAGAAGCCGACCTGACCTGTGGTTGCATAAAGTTCGTTCAATCTCTTGAAGGAACGACCCTGACGGTCTGCAATCCAATAGTAGCTGTAGTCACCGAATGCCATGACACGGTTTCCGGCAGCAAGTTCAGGCACATAGATGGAAGTTCTGTAAGGACGGTTTAAAATTCTGTCCGGCTCTCCCTCTTTTACGGAAGGCTGCCAGATATAATTGCCGTTACCATCCTTTAACTTTCTGATTGCCTTAACGGTAGAATCGTTAAGAAGCCATGTTGCCTTGTTACGGTAAGGCGCACGCAAGCTGTAATACAGATCCATGACATCATCAAATGTAATAGAGGTATTTGCTGCAGTCACACCTGTTTCCGCTCCGCCTGTAGCATTGAAAATACCGACAGGCTTTCCACTACCGTCACCGATGAAGAATGCTTCCTCTTCCTTTGCACCGATTCTTCTACCGAATTCCTT